CTTAAATAATCCAGAACCTTCTTTTGGCTCATATTCACCTCAAAATAGTGCGTCTGGTACGTTAGATAGATCCAGCTTTGGTTTACGCTGGCGTTTGATGCGTTCGACTACGTGCGGGTACGGCGGCATATGCCAGACCCACCGGACGACGTTACCCTCGTCATCAAGGATGCCGTACTTGATCATGCGATCTTGTCCTTAAACCCACTTGTGTTCAACCGCTTAAAGCAAGCCTCGCATTTCCACCTAAACCCTTTACCGCTTGATAAGGGAACTTTGTGGCTTGCAGGGTTTACTCGGCATTGTTGGCAGTTGACGCTTTGGTAGGGGCAATCGCGTCCTTGATTGCAGTTGTTATTGCAACACTTCACTTCCACGATCCACCCCTCGCGGCCATCTGACCAGCTAAGAACGCCGCTTTGTACGCACCATCATTGGTGTTAGCGCGCAGCAACTGTTCTTTGAGATGGGTAATCTCAACCTGCGATTGTTTGGTTGCCTCATCCCACGCCGCCTCCCAAGCATCCCACATAGGTGCTTCTCTTGGGTCATAACTACCAGCGGGTGCGGTCTTGTGGATTACAGACCACCACTTGCGCCATGCTTCTGCTTTGCTCATAGCCGTGCCTTTATCAAGATTTTGAGTTCTGCGCTGCTGAAAACCCTGTCTTTACCTTGGAAGATAATTTTCTCAGTCCACGGTCTGGCCCACAAGCATTGAAGTTCTGGGACCGCACGTGAGTTAAGCAACTCCTCAGTTGAGTACACAAACCCACCCAAACCCATCCATTGATGCGGTTCAATAAAATGTGGCACGACGATCTGCTCGCTGTTGGGCAACCTAAACACGGGTTCTAGCGCGTAGTCAGTAAATCTTTGAAGCATTTCAGTAAGACTGAAATTTACTTTGAACTCTGGTTTTTGTTTCTTAGTCACGTGTTCTCTCCAATTTTGGTTTTGGCATCGTCAAATCCGTATCCCACAATGACCCGATGCCCGCAGCCCTGTAGGTATTGAATCCAATCCTTCTGTTCTGGCCTTAACACACCTCCTTTCTGACGTTTCATCTCAATCCACAAACCCCACGACGGCACAAACAGGTCAGGAACCCCGGCGCTAACGCCTTCGGTCTTGAGCCTTGCCGCTACGCTGATGCTGCGCTTTTCCCCGTTTGGGATGGCGAAGATGCGAACGTCTGGGTACGTCTGGCGAAACCAGCGCACCAGGTCACGTTGCTCTTCATGCTCTGTTGGCATTACCATTTTCTGCTCACCACTCGGTAGAATTTTCCATCGCGTTTGTACTCGATGGATACTGGGGGAAACCCTTGGTTCATCTGCGCCACCACATAATCAACCGCGTCTGACTCAGCCACTTCGTTGATCTGGTTCAGCACCGCTTGGGCCTTGTTGGCGATGTAGTACAGCGTACCCAACGCCTTCTCACCTGCAAAACCAGAATGCAGTATTGGCAAGTATTCGGTGATGGGCGTATCACTCAAGCCGCCGTAGTAAGTGATTGACACCATTAGCTTGCCGCTGGCCTGACTAACGTGCCGCCGCCAAGACCAGTCGGTGACCGCCATCTCGGTCCCGCTGTCACCCATAATGTCGTCATACTGTAGCTTTAGTTTCTTAGGCTCAACGACGGGAAAATCCGTCCCGCAAGCGGGGCATACGCGCACCGCCAACGCACAGATTTCGTTGCAGTTGTTGCATACCTTGACCGGAGCCACACCGTCACCTGTACCGCCTTTCTTGGGCGGCTGGACGTTAGTAATTGGCCCATGCGTTGAAACCACCTTGGCAAAATCCAACACCAAACAATGATCGGTGTGGCTCTTAGGCCGCATTCCTCGACCGGCCATCTGGATGTACAGACCAGGAGACATCGTTGGCCGCAGCATTGCAATCAGGTCAATGTCTGGGTAATCAAAGCCCGTGGTCAGCACGTTGGCGTTGGTTAACGCCCTAATTTTTCCTGTCTTGAACTCCTCAATAATCTTCTCGCGCTCTTTCTTGGGCGTGTCGCCGGTCACGCACTTAGACGGTATGCCCCAGTAATTCAAAATCTCACAAACGTTCTGGGCGTGGGATACGCCGGTACAAAAGAACAACCAGTGCTGCCGGTCTTCGGCCAGCGCGATTACTTCTGACACAACTCGGACGTTCTGGTCTTTGGTGTTGACCGCCTTCTGTAGCTCGCCTTCAACAAACTCACCACCGCGCTTGGCAACACCATCGGTGTCCAGTTTGGTTGTGGTTACTTTTGAGCGCAGCGGGGCCAGATGCTTTTTGAAGATCAACTCTTCAATCGTGACCGGCTCAATCAGGGCGTTAAAGATCGCTGGCTCGTCCGTAATCATGCCGTGGCCTAGACGGTACGGCGTAGCGGTCAGGCCGATGACCCGCAGGTTTGGATTGATGCGTTGAAGCTGGCGCAGCAGATCGCGATAGCCGCCCGTGTCCTTGTGATTGACCAGATGGCACTCGTCAATGATCACCAGATCAACGTGGTCAATCTGCGCCGCCTTGTTCCTCACCGACTGTATTCCTGCAAACGTAATAGGCTGGTGTAACTCACGCCGCTTTATGCCCGCGCTATAAATACCAAGCGGGGCGTCCGGCCAATGTGTGTACATCTTCTCAGCGTTTTGCTCAATCAACTCCTTGACGTGGGTCAACATCAAGATGCGAGTCTCAGGCCACTTGGTCAGCGCGTCTTCGCAGATAGCGGCAACGATGTGGCTTTTGCCTGATCCAGTTGGCAATACCAGACAAGGGTTGCCCGCATAGCCAACAAGAAACCAGTTGTACAGGTCATCTATGGCCCGTTGCTGGTAGTCACGCAAGATCATAAACATCCCCATTGCGCGGCCATTGCGTCGGCGATGCCTTGGTAAGTTTTAGAACGTAATTTCCACCGATTTGGGCTTGGCGACATGTAATGCAACCGCTGCCGTTTGTTGTCGGGCAGCAATAACATTTCCGCTTTGACGTTGTTGGTCGCCGTCAACATCGGCAGATTCTTCAACCACAAACAGGTTCCCTTTTGTTCCATGTGGCCGAACATCCACGGTTGGACAATTTGGTCTTGCTTGCGGTTACCTATGCGTTCTTTCGCGTACTTGTGCATGATCGGGTTTTCGACCGCAATGCGTTTGACTGGCGCGTCCAGCAGCAGGTTAAAAAACGCAGCCGCGTCATCCAACAGCGCCCACCTTGCGGGGTCTTTGTGAAGCCAACTGACGCCGCTGTTGGTCATGTATGTGCAGGGCGGGTGAGCAATCATCAGATCCCACCCATCGTTCAATACATCCGTAACGTCACCTTGATAATGCGGCCCCATTACGTCTGTCGGCAGTAGGTCGCATGACATTGCGTCGTGTCCTGCTTTGATGAAAGCGTCTCTTACCGTGCCGCTATATTCGCAAGCAATAAGAACTTTCATCCAACTACCCGCGCGTCAAACATTTTGCGAAACTCAATCATGCCTTCGTCAGACTCAGCGCAAGCCTCGGCGTTGGCAACCAACTCCTTAGACCCGTACACGCCATCCTTTGGCTCTCCGTTCACCACTTCTTTGCCGTTGATGACGTAGATTGCCTGCCACTGGTCGCCGGCTTCCTTGAGCTGCCACGGGACCATATTGGGATGCAGGACATGGCTACCGCAACCCTCGTGCTGCCATTCAACGGGAATCTCGTTGCCGGCGTGGCGCTCGCAGATCCACTTAGAATCCTCGGTCGCCGTGCTATGGGCGCAGGTGCGGCAGTTAACTTCCTTGGTCAGACGGTCGCCGTGGCAGAACTCATGCGCTGGGCACCACTTACATTGATACCAGCTAGGGTCTGCGCTCAGAGGCTCTGGCATCCGGTCTGATAGGGCGATGCGTTTACCACGAGCTATTGCGTTTTCGGCGACGCCTTTGTCGTACTCCACTCTTTCGGTGTATAGCCTGTCGTCATCTTTGCAGACAGCCACATACAACGCGCGGTCAATATTAGTGCCATGCATATACAACTGCATTTGCACAAAGTGATCAAATTTTGCGCGCTCCACACCCTTGTCTTCAACCTGCTCGAAGCTCTTTTTGTTGTGTGTCTTGTATTCGCAAACGTGTTTTTTTTGTGCCGCTCCCGGCACTCCAGATAAGGCGATGTCATCTATGCTCCCGCTGATATGGCAACCAAAGTCCACGCGCTCTTGCGCGCGCCCTGGCTTAAACTGAATGCCAATGGCCTGTAAATCATCCTTGATCGTGGCTTCTTCATTCTGGCCGCGCCGAAACATACGCAGGACGCGACCTTCAAACTTGGATGCAACTGCCCACCGAAACGACAGCCATAGCCAACGGTCGCAAGGATGACCCAACTGGCTTGCACCAAGATGGGCGCGCGGCCTTTCTGGTTTGCTAGCGTGGTATTGGTCAATTAGCTCTGGGATGCTATATTGGGCGTCAGGTATTTTCATCTCGTGCTCTCTCCTTGGTATCGATTTGCCCCGGCACTCCACCGGGGCATTTTTTTGCCTATTACTTCTTAGCCCACGGTGGTGCGGCTTTCACGCCCGCAGCAGGAGCCGATGGCGCAGCCTTTGGCGCAGGTGCAGCACCGCCTGAGAGCGACTTAAACCCCTTTACCTCGTTGCTGTTGCCGTATTGCTCTGAGATGCGAATGTCAAGCTTGATCGACAGGTTGCCGCCGATCATCTGGTCCGTATCCTTGAGCGATGTCAGGCCAATCGCCCGCATGATCTCGCCCAACTGCTGGCGCCCGATTTCCTCGGCCTTCGGGTTGGGGTTGCGTACATTCAAGTTGCCAAACACCACGCGGCCCTGGTGAGTTGGGCCTTGGATGTCATAACGGATCTTGATGTATTTGCCGTTGCCCATCTTCGTTGGCATCACTTCTGCGTTGGAGATTGTTGCGGTGTACCAGCCAGCGGGCAGGGGTTCAAAGTTGCGCTCCGACTGAGGTAGCGAGGCAACGTCATAAGTTTCGTCTAAAAGCATTTTTATTTCCTAGTAATAGTGAACGATGGGCGACCGGGCTTGGCAGTAATCGCTGCCGCAAACGGTTTGGTAATTGACTCATCTGTTGCTTTCCAAACGCTCATGTTGATTTCTGGCTTCCACCGGAAAACGGTGGACAAATGCTCTTCAGACCCAGTTTCGTGGGCGATGACTAGCAACTTGTCAGC